TAAGTATTTAATAGGAGAAATTCAATGGCTGAATTATTAGAACCACAAGATATTATGTTTACACCCTTTGAGCCAAAGCTCAAAAATAGATTTATTATGCAAATTGACGGAATCAATGCTTATTTAATTAAAGCTATGAATCGTCCACAAATTGACTCAGATGAAGTAGTATTAGAACATATGAATGTAACAAGATATGTTAAAGGTAAGTCAAGATGGCAACCTTTAGATATTACTTTATATGACCCAGTTGTTCCATCAGCTGCTCAACAAGTAATTGAGTGGATTAGATTACATCACGAATCAGTTACTGGTAGAGATGGATATTCTGATTTCTATAAGAAAAATATAACTTTTAATGTTTTAGGTCCTGTTGGAGATGTGGTTGAGGAATGGGAACTAAAAGGCGCGTATATTCAAAGTGCTAATTTTGGTGATTTAGCGTTTGACACATCAGACCCTGTTGAAATCACTTTAACATTAAGATATGATTACGCTGTCCTTAAATTCTAATAAATACTTGAACTAATATATGAAAGAACCCTTGAAATAAAAATCAAGGGTTTTTTTATTTTATATATATTTATATATGGAGATGTTAATATGAAAACAACTTTTGAAGAAATAATAGAAATAGTTTTAGAACACGAAGGTGGTTATGTGAATGACCCTGATGATGCTGGTGGTGAAACCAAGTATGGAATCGCTAAAAGATGGTATCCTGATGTGGACATTAAAAATCTTACCAAAGAACAAGCTAAAAAAATCTATCATACAGACTATTGGAGACGAGGTAAGTGTGATGAAGTTCCCCCACAATTAAGACATATTTACTTTGATATGTGTGTTAATTTTGGTAGAAGAGGAGCTGTTAAGGTTTTACAACAAGCTGCTAATTCTAAAAACAGAAACAAAATTGAAGTAGATGGTGGATTAGGACCAGCTACATTAAATGCTATACAAAAAATATCATTAGATAGAGTAAGAGCATACAGAGTTTTAAGATTTGCAAACATAGTTATAGATAAACCAAATCAAGAGAAATTTTGGTTAGGTTGGTTCAGAAGAGCATTGGAGGTATAAAATGTCAGAGAACAAATTCCCAAGTGAAGTAATTGATTTACCAAGTGAAGGTAGATTGTATCCAAAAGATTCACCATTATCTGAGGGTAAAATAGAAATAAAATATATGACAGCTAAAGAAGAAGATATATTGACATCACAAAATCTTATCAAAAAAGGTTTAGTGGTTGATAAATTATTGGATTCATTGATATTAACAGAGGGTGTGAAAGCAGATGATTTAGTGTTAGGTGATAAAAACGCCGTAATGGTAGCAGCTAGAATATTAGCATATGGGCCAGAATATACTTGTCAAGTAAATCACCCAACAACAGGAGATGTATCAACTCATACATTTAATTTAGCTGAATGTCCATTTAAAAAATTACCAAGCGGTATTACAGAAAATTCATTTGAAGTAGAACTTCCAATATCTAAAACAAAAATAAAATTCAGTTTACTTTCAGGTAAAGATGAGAGATTAATTGAGGAAGAATTAAATGCATCTAAAAAAGTTGGTGCTGTTGCTCCTGAATTAACCACAAGATTAAGATATTTAATCAAAGAGGTTGATGGTGATAATTCTCAATCAGCTATCAATACAATATCTCAAAACATTTTATCAAGAGATTCAATGTATTTAAGAGAAGAAATTAGAAAAGTAGCTCCAGATATTATAATGGAACAAGAAGTAGATTTAGGAGGTGAGTCCGTCAAGGTAGATATACCGATGACGGTTGGGTTTTTTTGGCCTAATTCCTGAAGATAAACTAAAACTTCACGAACAAATATTTCAATTAATGTATTATGGAGAGGGATTTAATCACTCTGATTTATATGAAATGCCCGTATATTTAAGAAATTTCTATTATCAAAAACTTCTTGATACTCGTAAAAAAGAAAATGAAGACGTTAAAAAAGCTAACCAAAAAATCAAGTCTTCAAATCCAAGATTTAAAAGATAATTTTTAACAAATTTGATATTTATATATGAATAGATACATCTAATTAGGAGAGTATTGTGTCAAAGAAAAAATCATATATGAATCATAAAAATGTTTTGTTAGAAAACAAATTACTTGATGCGTTTAAGTTTTTAGTTGGATTAAATAAATTAAAATCAAAAAGCATTTCATCAAAAGAAAAACAAGCCTTAAAAAACCCAAAAATTCAAAAGTTACTTAAAGGATTTTATAAAGATTTAGATAACGCTAAAAAACATAGCAATAATGTTAGAAAAGAATTAGAAAAACTTGGTATTAAAACAGGTGGACAACGATAATGGCAAGTGAAGCTGAAATAAAAAAACGAATAGCCGCTCTCAAAGAAGAAGCTGAGGTTAATAGACAACTCTATGAGTCAGATAACAGACGAATCAAAGCTTTAGAAAAATCTCAACAAGCAGTTGAAGAAATTTTAACACTTGAACAAAAATTAACATCTGAATATAAAGATATAAGTAAAACCCTTACAGATATAGGAAAAAAACAAAGATTAAATAATATAAGTGGTAAAGATACCTTTGGTTTACAAAAAAATGTTCATAAAGAATTAACAGCTCAACTAGAAGACACACAATTATTAATAAAAGCTGATAAAATAAAAGGAAGTTTAGCAGATAAATTAAATGACATTAGTGGTGATATAGCCAGTGGTGCATATGATTTAACGGGTATTAAACAAACTCAATTAGAATTAGATGAAAAAATAGCTGAAGCAAAAGCTGATGAAAATGATGCTTTGGCTGAGAATTTAGAAGGTATGAAAGCCGTTTTAGATGCTGAAGCAAAAAGATTAAAGGTAAACAAAGGAATTGAAAGCAGTATATCCACAGCAGATGGATTACTGGGTGGAATGGGTAGTACGATTAAAGGTTTTGTAACCAATCCATTAACCATAGCTGTCGCAGCATTAATGCAATTTGGTGCAACTCAAGAAGCTATAGCTGGACAATTTGGTGCTATGGGTGTGACAGATTTTAGAAACGAACTCGTAAGGTCACAAGCAGAATTTACAAGACTCGGTTTATCAGGTGAGGATGCACTAAAAGCAACATCAGATTTAGCAAACAATTTCGGAATTGCATTTGATGAAGCTGATGAATTATCTGGAAGTGTTGCCAGAATAGCAAAAACAACTGGTATGTCGGTAGATGAAAGTGGAAAATTAGTTGGTTTACTTGTAAAAACACAAGGGTTAACTGGTCAACAAGCTGAAGATTTATTATTATCAACAAGACAATTAGCTAAAGCTAACAATGTTGCACCTGACCAAGTATTAAAAGATGTAGCAGCTAACACTGAATTGTTTGCTAAATTCTCATCTGATGGTGGAAAGAATATTTTAGAAGCAGCTGTTCAAGCTAGAAAACTTGGATTAAATTTAGATTCAGTTGCAAAAGTAGCTGATGGATTATTGAATTTCCAAGAATCATTGAATAATGAAATAACAGCTTCTGTGATGATTGGTAGACAATTGAATTTACAAAAAGCTAGAGAATTAGCACTTAGTAATGATGTCAAAGGTGCTATGGAAGAAGTGGTTAAACAAGTTGGAAGTGAAGCTGAATTTAATAAATTGAATGCTTTAGAAAGAAAAGCATTAGCTGATGCTGTTGGATTAGAAGCATCAGAATTACAAAAAGTAGTTTCTGCATCAAAAGAACAAAAAACTTTAGCAGGTCAGATAAAAGACGCGACGGGTAAAATTGAAATACCTGAAGAAACAATGACAGCAATAGCTAGTTTAGTTGCTAGTTTTAAAACTGTTGGTATTTTATTAGCCGAGTCAATTGGTCCAATACTCAATGGAATACTTGCTCCAGTATCTATGATAGCTGGATTTTTACAATCAATTGGTGCATTAGGTCCAACATTGATTGGTATATTTACTGCTATAAAAGTTCAATCAGTATTAAGTGCTAAAGCCGAAGCTCTTAAAGCTGCCAACATAACTGCTGGAGCTTTTGTCGGAAATCCTGTTAAAGCGGCTATAGGTTTAGGTTTAGCTGCAGCTGGTGTTGCTGCAATAGCTTCTATGGTTAGAAATGTTGGAGACTTGTCTATATCAAAAGGTAGAACAATGGTATCAACAGCTGAAGGTGAAATGTTTAGATTAAGTCCAAATGATGATTTA